CCAGATGTTATAATGTACTACAGTATACAGGAGACAGTAATGCTTAGAAAACTATTCAATAAAATTACAGAAATGCAAAGAAGACGTACTGCTTATTGGCAGCTACAGAATTTAACAGACCAACAACTACACGACATTGGCGTTAGTCGAAGTGAGATATACAGGACAGCATACAAAGATCCTATTAGATGAAGCTAGTAGCCTATCTACTTATCTTACTATTACTTTTGGATTGGGGGGATGGAGTCAGAGGGCTAAGAGTAGTCTTCTATAAAGACATCTACTCCCATACTAGGGTGACTTAGAGGTATCTATATATAGAAGCCCTCTCAACTACACTCTCATTGTACCATTAAAACCGATTTTCGTCAATCATTACGTGTCGTAACTAACACTTAATTAAATGATTGCCTTAACTTCTAATTATTGGTATAATGTAGGAACTAGGCATCCAAGCAGGAGTGCCTATGAAAAGCCTTAACTTATATTACATCAGAGCCGCAATCGAAGCGAAAACAGGCCAAAGGCTAGATTTTCCCACAATAAGGCGACTTCTTGTAGAAGAAGGGCTAATCACCCAACGAGAATTAGATGCCAATCCTATGGCACATAAATTTAAAGGATACGGAGCCTATTTCTTTACTGAAGAGAACTCTGTGGACATACCCCCCGAACCAGAAAGATTTTTACCCACCTACTACATCGAGGAAGAGTTTGATGAATAAAAAATATGCAAATTGCGGAGCTAGTGTGAAGCCTAATGGAAAAGCCAAGATGTATGGCGGCGGCATGGCTATGAAAAAGAAGAAACCCTCTTACAACATGGGCGGTATGGCTATGAAGAAAAAGAAAGTAGGAAACGCATCAGGAAACATGGGGATAAAGAACTCATAGTCTAGTGAGTTTTTTAGGGGGAGAGAATGCTTGCAGAACTCGCTGCTTGTTCAGCCGCGTATTCTACTATCAAGAAGGCGATTCAACAGGGCCGTGAACTAGTAGATGTCGGAAAATCCATTGGGGCTTTTGTATCTGCCGAAGAGGATCTAAAAGCCAAGGTTGAGAAGAAGAAGAATAGCGTCTTCACTAAAGTTTTAGGTAAAGCAGGTGATGACTTCGAAGAGTTCCTCGCCTTAGACAAACTAAAGGAACAGAAGCGCGAATTAGAGTCTCACATGCGGCTGTATGGACGCGCAGGATTGTATGACGATTGGGTTGCCTATCAAGCGCAAATGAGAAGGCAGAGGAAGGAAGCCCTTAAAATAAAGCAGAAGGAAGCAGAAGAGCTTAGAGAGATGCTTACTTGGGTTTTTATTATCGTAGTTCTCTGGGGTGGAATTGGTTTTGGTGCATACTGGATATTTTTCTAATGGCTAAAAAATCTAAGAAATGACGTTAGTGGAAAGGGGTTACAAATACATCCTGTACGATCCCAAAGGCTTCGTTCGAATTATCACCAGATGCAAATCAATAGCTCTGCATATTATGAGGGATGAATATGGCAGCTAGGAAAAAGAAATAATGGAAACTTTCGTCTTATTAATATCAATGTGGGGCAACGATGGGTTGGATTGGGTCTATATGGGTAATCAGTATGTATACAATACTCCCATGACTGAAATCGAGTGTACCCGAATTGCAGAAGAAAGTTCTTGGACTAGGTGGGAGAGTAACCAATTCTATCGCATTTCCATTGAGTGCGTACCGAATAATAAAAACGGAGCATAAGGGATGGAAGATAGATTAGATCGGATTGAAACTAAGGTGGACAAGTTATCTGAAGCAATGGTTGAAATGGTTCGCATGGAAGAGCGTATGGTCACTGCGTTCAAGCGTATGGATAACATCGTAGACTATCAGAAAAAAGCTGATGACAGACTTGATGAAATGGAAAAGCAAGCAATCGTCAGAGGTCAAAAGATAGCCTTTGCTGAACGCATCTTTTGGATGATCGCCACAGGCGCAGTAGGTCTGTGTTTCGTATTTTTAAGGTAAAGTAATGGAAGAGAAGAAACAACTCACTGACATGCAGTCTCTGTTCCTAGAGCTACTGATGACACCTGAGTGCAAGGGTAACATCAGACTAGCGATGAAAGAAGCAGGATACGCAGATACGACCAGTATATCCTCAGTAGTAGGACCACTGCAGAAGGAGATCAACGAGAAGGCATCTATGATGTTGGCTATGAATGCCCCTAAAGCAGCTTACTCCATGTCCGAGGTGCTAGATAACCCAGAGGCTATGGGAGCAAGAAATTCGATAGCCGCTGCAGCCCAGATACTAGATCGAACAGGGCTGATTAAAAAAGAGCAAGTAGAAGTTAATAATACAGGCGGTGCTATGTTTATCTTACCACCGAAAAATGACGATTGAATGAATGGCCTAGTCGCACTCGACCCAATAAGAATGCGAAAATACCATATGCCTACGTAGAGTCCGAAGATGATCCACTCGTCTTAGTACCCGATCAGGAAAAGGCAGACTACGTAAATCAGGCTATGGATTACTTAGAGGAAGGAAACTCCTCTAGAAAAGTTGCTGCGTGGTTGATTAGTAAGACAGGTGACTCAATAACTCACCAAGGTCTTATCCTGATCTGGAAGCGTTTCAGAGGCAAAGGTAGTGAGAACCCATCGAAGAGGCTGAAGCAACTAGAGAAGGAAGCTAAGAAGAGAAAGCCAAAGACAACGGCTGAGAAGAAACTAGCCATAGCCAAGCGTAAGCAGACAGATGCGAAACGTAGACTTACACTAGCCAAGAAAGGATTAGAGCAACTCACTCCCAAGAAAGATACCACCTCAAGTAGTCTAGACTTCGATAGTATAGATCAGCAAAAGAAGAAGCAGGAAGTAGTCTTCGCACCTAATGAAGGACCACAGACAGACTTCCTAGCCGCCAGTGAACGAGAGGTATTATTTGGAGGAGCAGCAGGTGGCGGAAAAACTTTCAGCCTGATATCTGATCCAATGAGATACTTCTCAAACCCTAATTTTAATGGGTTAATTCTACGTAGAACAAATGATGAGCTTAGGGAAATTGTCTGGAAAACTCAGGAGCTTTATCCCAAGGCATTCAAAGGAGCAAGATGGGCAGAGAAGAAGTCACAGTGGACTTTCCCAAGTGGAGCCAAGTTATGGCTTACTTATCTAGAGAGAGACCAAGACGTTCTTCGATATCAAGGTCAGGCGTTTAGCTACATAGCCTTCGATGAGTTAACGCAGTATCCAACCGACTTCGCTTGGAATTACATGCGCTCACGACTACGTACTACAGACCCTACCCTGCCCATCTACATGAGAGCGACTACTAACCCTGGAGGTATAGGACACGGTTGGGTCAAGAGGACGTTTATAGACCCTGCCCCTGCAAATACAAAGTTTGTAGCTAAGGACATCGAGACAGGGGAAGACCTAGTCTACCCAGACAGTCACGAAAAGGCAGGTGAGCCACTCTTCTACAGACGCTTCATACCTGCAAAGTTATCTGACAATCCCTACTTAATGGAAGGCGGTCAGTACGAGGCTAACCTACTCTCTCTACCAGAGATGCAGCGTAGGCAGCTACTAGAAGGAGATTGGTCGGTTGCAGACGGTGCAGCGTTTCCTGAATTTAGACAAAAGTATCATGTTGTTGAACCTTATGATCTTCCGACTGACTGGGTCAGATTTAGGTCATGCGACTACGGCTATGCTAGTTACAGCGCAGTTCACTGGTTTGCTATCGATCCAAGTTATGAAACTCTTATCTGCTACCGTGAATTGTACCTGACCAAACATACAGGCAGGGATCTAGCTAGGGCAATACTAGAGGCCGAAGGTTCAGAGAAGATGCAGTATGGGGTCTTAGACTCCTCCTGTTGGCACAAAAGAGGGCAAATGGGTCCATCCATAGCTGAAGAAATGATTGCTGAGGGCTGCAGATGGAGACCAAGTGACCGAACTAACGGTGCTAGGATCGCAGGAAAGAACCGACTGCATGAAGTATTAAAGGTAGATGAGGATACAGAGAAGGCAGGAATACAGTTTTTCAACACATGCCGACAAGTAATAGCAGATTTACCGATCATTCCTTCCGATCCTAAAGGTGGTGACGATATAGACGCTAGAACCTCACAACAGAGACACACTTATGACTCAATTAGGTACGCAGTTATGAGTAGACCAAGGGCTTTTAGCCCATTTGATTTTGGGCATGGCGTACCTCAACAAGTCTGGCGACCTGCAGACGCAATTTTTGGATACTAATATGGCATTAATGGACAAACCTCTACCAGATGAAGACTCAGATTCTAGCTTAGTTGTACCTCTAGCGGAAACTGGCGATGTAGAAGCGGAAAATACGGAGTATTCTGGTGCAGTAGCGTTTATAAAGTCGCAATATAACCGCGCAAAAGACGCAAGACACGCTGACGAAGAGAGATGGCTAGACGCATACCGTAATTATCGAGGACTCTACTCCAGTGAGGTGCAATTTACCGAAACTGAGAAGTCCAAAGCTTTCATAAAAATCACAAAAACCAAGGTTTTAGCGGCATATGCTCAAGTAGTGGACGTATTATTTGCAGGTAGTAAGTTTCCTATCGGAATTGAGGCTAGAAAGTTCCCAAATAACGTAGCAGATACGGTATCATACAACCCCAACGCCCTTACTGAAGAAAAAGTTAAGGAAGAAGCAGGTGTAGACTATAAAATACCTAATAATGTGGTGCGACCCGATTTAGCTAAAGACTTAGGTATATACAAAGAAGATTTAGAGGTAATTGAGGATGATTTAGAGCTAGGCGCAGGTAAATTACCAGGATCTATTACTTATGAACCTGCAAAAGTAGCCGCCATGAAGATGGAAAAGCTGATGCATGATCAGCTAGACGAAAGTGAAGCCCCAAAACACCTTAGATCATTAGCAAACGAGCTTGTTCTGTTTGGAACTGGTGTTATGAAGGGTCCATTCGCTCAATCTAAGGAATATCCACGTTGGAATGAGGATGGTGACTACGACCCCATAATGGAAACCATTCCTAAGATGGAATCTGTGTCTATTTGGGATTTCTACCCAGATCCTGACGCAAGAAATATGTCTGAAGCAGAATACACTATCCAACGGCATAGGATGAACCGTACGCAATTACGTACGCTAAAGAAACGCCCTCACTTCCGTAATGAGTCCATAGAACTAGCTCTCGAATACGGACCAAACTATGAGCGTAGTTACTGGGAAGATCACATGGAAGATGACGGTGTCAGCCATGAGATGGAGAGATATGAAGTATTAGAATACTGGGGAATATTAGATACTGAGTTAGCAGAAGAAGCCGACATAGATATTCCTAGAAAACTAGCCAAACAAGATGAAATCCAAGTAAATATCTGGATTTGTAATGGACAGATCCTACGACTAGTCCTCAATCCGTTTACTCCTAGTCGCATTCCCTACTTAGCTGTTCCCTATGAGATTAACCCCTACTCTTTCTGGGGTATTGGTGTTGCGGAGAACATGCAAGACACCCAATTGTTAATGAATGGCTTTATGAGAATGGCTGTAGATAACGCAGCCCTATCTGGTAACCTCATATTTGAGATAGACGAGACTAACCTAGTACCAGGACAGGATATGAGTATATACCCAGGAAAGGTATTTCGTAGGCAGTCAGGAAGCCCTGGGGCTGCTATCTTCTCAACCTCTCCGAAGAATACATCCCAAGAGAATTTATACCTATTTGATAAGGCTCGACAACTGGCAGATGAAGCTACTGGGATACCTAGCTACTCGCATGGGTCTGGAGCCGTTGGCGGTGTAGGACGTACTGCTAGTGGTATGTCTATGTTGATGGGGGCTGCAGCGCAAAACATCAAGGCAGTGGTTAGAAATGTAGATGACTACCTGCTAGGACCACTAGGTAAAAGTCTTTTCGCATTCAACATGCAATTCAACTTCGATCCTGAGATGCTTGGAGATCTAGACGTAAAGGCTAGAGGTACAGAAAGCCTAATGAGAAACGAGGTACGTAGCCAACGACTACTACAGTTTATGCAGATGACTAGTAATGAGGTTATGGCTCCCTTTGTTAAGTATGACTACATCCTGAGAGAACTCGCTGCTTCTATGGATCTCGATGAAGAGAAAATCTTAAACGATCCTAGAGAGGCGGCAATACAACAGAAGATGATGGCTGAAATTCAAGCAATGATACCTCAGCCACCTGCCCCACCACCTAATGCTGCAGCCCCTGCAGTACCCCCAGTTTCAGATCCTACAGGAAACGGTGGTGGAACCATAGTTCAAGGACAAGCTCCTGAGCCAGATGCTGCAGGATTCACTGGTCAAGGCGGCGGTGATAATGGCGGCAATCCACAGCCACAACAACAAGGAATTATTCAATGAAATATTGCAAACCATGCAAAACAAAAATGGCCTGTAAAAAAACAGGAAAGTGTCTAAAGCGAAAATAATGGATAAAACATTTTATCAGTCGTTACTACCTTTGGTAAACGACAAACTACAATACGAAACCTTAAAACATTACGCTGATCAACGGATAGAGTTTCTACGCAATTCTTTAGAAACCTGTAAGGATCAACACCGCGTCTTAGAGATGCAAGGTGCAATAGCGGAACTTCGAAGGATAGCTACTCTTAGAGATGAGACTATCATGGGTGCAGAATGATATCTACTTGGGTAGCTGTTGTAACAATTTGCAATAGCATGATGGCTTTTGATTGTGACGCTATAATCCATCGAAAGACTTTCGAGCAAATGATTAATTGTCAGGAAGAGCTTACGATGTTTTTAGCTCTCGCAGAAAAGAGCAACGTCATAGCTTTTGGTGGATGTCACAAAGTTTCTGTGGACGCAAATTTACTTTAACTAGGAATATTTTATGGGTGTTCTACAAGACCTACTAGATCAAGATGATCTTCAATATGACGATCCCTATATAAAAGGTGATGGCGAGGATAATACGCCTAGTTATATTCGAGAGCAAAACGCTTTAAAAGGTAAGAGTACCGCCAACATTATTTCTGAGGGCGTAGATCAATTTGGACAAGCTGTTGTCAGAGACCCAGTAGGTGTAGCGAAAGCTATTGGTACAGGTATATATGAAGGTGGTAAAGAATTTGTACAAAATCCTGTAGAGACTACTTCTGAATTTGTTTCTGATGTAGGCGAGTCTATTTACAATGTAGGTACTAAAAGTCTGGCTGATTATCTTCCAGAAGGTGTGGATGCAGAAATGGCTACTGAAGAGCAAATGACACAAGCTCGACAGGATAGACTTAATGATTATCTTAACGCTTCTGTTGTAGTACCTGCGGCAGGAGTAATTACTCAAGGGGCAAAACTAGCTAAAGCCGTAATCCCAGATTTAGATACTACAGCGGAATATTTTAAAAATATCGATCTTGAGTTTAATCCTAACACTCTAGGGTCGAATTTAGGTAATGTTAGTTTAAAAAAAGTTAACAAAAATATTCGTAACTACGGTATGAAAAATGTTAACAATTTAATTAAAGCTATAGGTGACTACTCCACAATTAAAACTGGAGGGGGCAAAATACGAGATGCTTTATTGGGCGTAAAAGTTGAAAATGGTACTATGGTGGCACTTCGTCCCAATCTTAATTCAACTATTCCCGATAATCCTTTAGGTGTACCCGATAATCCTTTTACAGGAAAAAAAGGAGAGACAAGGCTTACTACCGTACATGATGGTCAAAAATCAACGACAGAAAACCCAGAAGGGAGTGTATATTCTTTTTTACCTTACGCTGTAGCTGAAAATGTTGTCTTTAAAGTAAATCAAAATTCTCGTAGGCAAATAGCAAGTAAAATACACGGTCTTGAAGTTGCCGATGCTAAAAACAAATTCCCTTCAATGTCAGTGGTAGGAAGTTTTAATGGTGATAGAAATTTACTGGATGAAGGGCTTGAGCTTGTTGAAATTGGAGTAAATCCTGCAACAAACCATTTATTTGTAGATATGTCTACAGGACACGCTGTTAAAAGTGCTGATGCTGCTATGACTATAGGGGATAGGGTGTACGCAGTAGGAGTAAAATATTGGAATGCAGAAGATGCTCCTAAAGCACAAGTAGCTTCAGATGGTACTGAACTTCCTAATACTGTTAAATACAAATATGCTAACGCTGCAGAAGAAGCTGCAGACAATAACACTGTACCTGCAACTGTAGAACAACAAACAGATGAAATGCTAGATACTAGTCGTAGGGTTGATACCAGATTACCGACTGACCCAAAAGGCGGTGAGGTTGATCTTGTAGGTAGTGGCACACTGATAACGGATACAGAAGCCTTAATGAAGGGTAACTCTAAGATGGCAGAGAACTTTGCCATGATGACACAGAGTTATCCAGGGTTACGTAACTTATGGTCTGAGGATGTAACGGAAACCGCACAAAATATTGTCTCTAGGATGACAGATAATATCGTTAGTCTTTATGATATGTCTGTACGTCTAGGGATCGCCAAGGACTCTGCAAATTGGTATCGAGGTGCAAACAGAATTGCTTTAGGTTTAGCAGACAGATTTGGTCTAGAAGACACAAAAACTGCAGGTGTTTTAGCAGCATTAAGTCCAGGGAAAGATTGGTTTCAGAATGTAGCTATGGGTGAACGCCTCATAAAACATAATGCAGAACTTGGTCCAAACGCTCCGTGGACTGCAGAAATGGATGCAGTCTCTACAACTGTAAAAGCAAGTAGTGGAAAGAAAGCAACTACCTCTTGGCAAGATCATTCACAGTTTGAGACTGTGCGTGGTAGACCTTGGGGAGAAATGGAAACACCTGAACAAAAGGCTATGTGGATACGTGCATATGACGAAGCACACTTTGGTTCTAATTTTAGGGAAGTAAATCCAAATGGCGATATACTGGGTGTAGTTGTTACAAAGTCAGGAAACCCTTCTACATTAGTACATCAAAGTTTTGAAAATATGGCTAAGGCAATAAGGATCTTGGATGGTGATGGAACATTAGAGTCCATATCCCCAGAACTTGGTAAAGCTTTTAAAGTAAGAAATTTCTTTAATAATATATTAAATCCAGACAGCCCAAAAGATGTTACAGTAGATACACATCAAATTGCTGCAGGATTGTTTAGACCTCTTGGTCAGGGCGCAAATGAAGTCAAGCAAGGTTTAGTTGGTGCAAGCAATACAGGTGACCCTAACAGGTTTTCTAACGAAGGTGCGAAAATTACTGGTATGAAGGGTAGCTACGGTCTGTACTTCGATGGAACTACTGAAGCTGCAAAACTTAGAAATGTATTACCTAGAGAAATGCAGTCAGTTTCATGGGAACAACTCAGAACATTATTTCCAAAAACCCTCAAAAGTAACAAGGCATTTGTTCAAAGCGTAGATGCTATTTGGAGAATGGTTGATGATGGCAGCTTAGATCCAGAGGGCGCAAGAGAAATGATAATAGCCGAAGCGGAAAAAATGGGTGCAGGTGGTGTGCCTAGTTGGAAAGATTACATCGGTGAAAAGAGAGATGTTGGTATAGCGACTGCAGGTCTGATTGGGGCTGCAGGACTTGCAACGGCTGATGAAGCAGAGGAAGAAGAAGGTTTTGCTTCCCCCCAATAAGGATATTAAATGGACCCTTTAACACAGCATCATTTTTATAACATAGCTAATGGTAAAGCCCTAAGAAACGATGACGGTACTCTATCTACGGTAAGAGGCATAGTCGTTAATATAGATGGCAGGGAAATGTTAATACCTACTATCTGGGATGGGAAGGAAGTCTCCACAGAAGTTGCCATAGAAAATGCAAAAAAATCAGGAGTAAACTGGGAAAAGGGTTTTGGCGATAGTGCAGTCCAACAGCTTGAACAAAGAGAACAAGAAATAAAAACATTCAAAGATGAGGACGGTAGGCTCCTTATGTCTGATGAGTGGACACCAGAAGAAGCCCAAGAAAAACTAGATGAGTATGAAGACTTTAAGAACCCAGACGAAACAATGTCACTTAGGGATCTCGCTAAAACAGGGGTAGCTTTTGGATTAAGCACTGCCAAAAGAGCAGGTCTAATAGAAAGCCCTTTCCCTTATCTCAACTATCTAAAAGAAAATTTCAATACTGGCGGTTTTATTACAAAGGATGATGGCATGAAAGGTCGATCAGAGGAAGATAAAGAAATAGCAGATGAAAAAGAACAGGTTGATATTGCGGAAGCCGACAGAAATGGAGATGGCTTTGTATCCCCTTCCGAGAGAGAAATTCAGTTAGCATTACAAAAAAATGAATTAGTAGATGAGGATGAGATGAATTTATACAACGGTGGGATGCTTTGCGGTGCGGATGGTAATGAAGAAGTAGCTTACGATGAAGTGTCTGGCAATCCAATACCTCTAGGATCAACTGCAGAGAATGTAAGAGATGACATCGATGCTAATCTAAGTAGTGGTGAGTATGTTCTACCTGCCCACGTAGTTAAATATCACGGCCTTAAACATATTATGGAAATGCAAGCTGAGGCCGAAATGGGTCTCATGTCAATGCATATGGATGGCCTCATTCAGCATGTCGAGGAAGAAGTCACTGAATGCCCAATGTGTGAAGGAAAAGGTTGTGACCATTGCGAAAACACAGGGTATCATTCGGGTAAATCCGATAGCGAGGGAACTGAGGAAGCCGAAGTACAAGCCTCAGACGATACCGAACAAGAAGAAGCCGAAGCGGAAGCCGAAGCATCAGAAGAAATTCCATCTGAAAAGATGGATGTAGAGATCGCTACTGTGAAGGTAGACGATCATTTAAATGACGATGAAGATATGGAAATATCTCCAGTGTCGAAACCCCTACCTGCATTTGTTAAAAAACAGAAATACGCATTTGCAGTCTAATTAATGGATACCCGATTTATCGGACCCATGAAGGATTAAAATGGCAAAAAAGCAAAAATATAGTCGCGCTCCAGAAGCTGAAGATGAACTAAGTTACAGTCAAGAAGTACTGCAGCAACAAGCTCAAGAGCAAGAACCAGTGGAACAATTAAATGCTGAAGAAGAATCTTATAAAAAACGGTATCAAGACATTCAGCGGCATATTCAAACGGTTAGGGATCAATCTGCTACACAAATTGCAGAAATGCAGAAGCAGCTTGATGCCGCCACAAGAAGCCAAATCAAGTTTCCCAAAACTGATCAAGAAGTTGAAGCTTGGTCTAAAAGGTATCCTGATGTTGCCAAGATTGTTGATACAATTGCCCAAAAAAGGGCTAACGAAGCTCTCCGCGAAGGTGAAAAAAGACTCGAAAAAGTAGAACAGTTTGAGAAGCAGATTAATAAAAAATCAGCCGAACAACGTCTACTAGAGAGACATCCTGACTTTCCTAAAATTCGTCAGGATAAGAAGTTCCATAATTGGGTAGCCCTACAGCATCCTACTGTTCAAGACAGCGTCTATAAAAATAATACAGATGCAGAGTGGGCAGCGAGTACTATAGATCTGTACAAAGCTCAGACAGGAACAAAAACTTCC